GTCGAGATTACTGCTTTACCCGGTGATATGGTTCGTCCACGTTTTCAAACTGAACCTCCACCATTTCCCGCCGTTGGTGAGGATTGGTGTGCCTTCGCTGTAAGGTCAATAATTCCTGATGATGGGCCTTATTTCGAACAGAAAGACGACTCAATGGATTCAATTCGACATGAAGAATTGACGCTATTTTTATCGTTTTATGGTGACCACGGCCAATCGATCGCAAATGTCCTTAAAGATGGTCTAGCAATTCCGCAAAACATTGCGCAGCTCAAAGCGCAAAAAATCAAATTTATCAGTACCGGTGAGATCATCACCGCGCCTGACTTTCTCAATAATCAGTATGTACATCGATATGACCTGACCGCGGTATTCAAGCGGAAAACATTACGCACGTTTGCTGTTAAGTCATTTGTAGATGCTGGAACTATAAAAGTAAATCACAGGAGTAATACATGACATTGCCCGTTTCTAATGTCGTAAATGTCAGCATTAGTCTTGCTGCATTGGCGGCAGGCCCGCGCTCGTTTGGATCTCTATTGATTCTCGGAACCACAACCGGTGTTATTGATGTAATTGAGCGTATGCGCGCTTATTCGAATATCACCGAAGTAGGTGAGGATTACGGTGTTGATGATCCAGAATATAAAGCAGCCTTGGCGTATTTCAGCCAGTCACCTAAACCACGCACCTTATATATTGGCTATTGGCACAAAGAAGGCGCTGATGCTGAAACGGCGCAGCAAGTGGTGCAAGCATGTTTACAGTCTTTGAAGTGGTATGGTCTAGTGATTGCATCGGATCTTACAGAGCAACAGGCTTTAGATGTGGCTGCTTTGATCGAAGCAGCAGATCCTACACGTTTATTCGGCTACACCTCTCAAGATGAAAATTGCTTGAGTGCTACTGATACCACAAGCATCCCTTATAAGCTTAAGCAAAAGAAATATCGCCGTACTTTCACCTTGTTCTCAAGTGATAACGCTTATGCTGCCGCTTCCATATTTGGCCGTGCTTTCACTGTGAATTTCATGGGGACAAATACCACAATAACTTTGAAGTTTAAGCAACTGCCTGGCATTGCTGCAGAGGATCTTAAAACGGCAGAGGCCAAAGCGCTAACAGCAATTAACTGTAATGTTTATGCCGGTTATAACAATGACACTGCAATTCTGCAGGAAGGTGTTATGAGCGATGGCTCATTCTTTGATGAGATCCACGGCCTAGATTGGTTACAGAATCATTTAGAGACAGCTTTATTTAATCTCTATTACACCAACACAACCAAGATCCCGCAAACAGGTGGTGGTGTAAACAGACAATGTGCAGTGCTTGAAAGAGCGTGTGAACAAGGTGTTACCAATGGTTTGCTTGCGCCTGGTCAGTGGAATGGCGATGGCTTTGGTGTGCTCTCAACTGGTGATTATTTACCTAAGGGCTTTTATGTGTTTGCTAATAGTTTAGATGATCAACCTCAATCGGAACGTGAAGCCCGTAAAGCACCAGTATTTCAAATTGCAGGAAAGCTCGCGGGTGCAACGCATTCAGCAGATGTTCTTGTAGCAATTAATCGTTAAGGAGTAATTCGTGAGTACATATTCTTTTATGGATACCCATTGCACTTTAACGAGTGCTGATGCGGTTATTGATCTTGGTTATGGTGCAGCCATTGCGGATGAAGGTATTACTATTGCCATGGCTGGTGATAAGAACTCTATGCTCATCGGTGCAGATGGTGAGGGGATGCATTCCTTACATGCGGATAATTCTGGCCAAGTGACAATTAGTTTTCTCAAAACCTCGCCAACAAATGCCAAGTTAATGAATCTTTATAACTTGCAAAAAGTTAATACAAAAAAATGGGGCAAAAACACTATCACCTTAAACCATGAAGGATCTGGTGATAATGCTACAGCAACAAAGTGCGCATTTAAAAAAGTTCCTGATCTCAAAAAAGCTAAAGATGGTGGAACAGTCGAATGGGTCTTTGATTCGATCAAAATTGAAGAGCAACTAGGTACATACGAATAAGGTTTTAGATTATGGAAATTAATGGAATTGAATACACAATCGGCCGCTTAAATGCGGTCGATCAGTTTCACGTATCCCGAAAAATCTCTCCACTTGTGCCTAAGCTCATGCCACTGATTGCAGAAGTGGCCAAAGGTGATTTGGATAAAGCAATTGAGGCAATTGATAGTGGTGAGAAAGGTGATCTGAAGGATTTGCAGCCTTTAGCTGATGCTTTGTCACCATTTATGGAGGCATTCGCCCTAATGCCTGAGGATGATGTTAATTACATTATTTACAAGTGTTTGAGTGTAGCTAAACGTGATGGTGCAGTCGTGTGCCGCAACAACACAATTATGTTTGATGACATGGAAATGGCCCAGATCCTTCCTATCGTGATCGCAACAATCCGGACCAACCTAGGAAATTTTATTCAAGGGTTGCTTATGAAGGCATCGAGCATGCAGGGGCAACCTCAATAACATTTCAAAGCTTGCCGGATGAGTCTGATTGGCTCATGCGGCCAGTCATTAAAGGTATGTGCAAATACGAATCCTTAATCAATGGGAAGCTTGATCTTGCTGATATAGCTTTCATGAATGATGCGCTTGATGTTGTAGCGGATAATGAATATCTGCTTAACCTGGAGCGCGAAAGAAAAAATAAATAATGGTGGTCCCATGGCAAATGGTGTCGTACGTGATTTTTTAGTTTCACTTGGATTTGATACTGACAATTCAGGTCTAGCTAATATGAAAAGTGCCATGGATGGCATTGAATGGAAAGCTAAGGCGTTAAATGGCGCTTTGATGGCTTTGGCTACTGGTGCGGTTGTTGCTGTGCGCCAGACAGCGGGTGAGCTTGATAAGCTATATTTTTCTTCTCAGCGCATTGGTGCCAGCGTCACAAACATTAATGCTTATGGGAATGCCATTGCTCAACTGGGCGGTAGTGCTGAGGGTGCGGTCGGATCTTTAGAGTCTTTGGCCGAAAAGATCCGTAACTCTCCAGGCTATGAAGGGCAGATCAAAAGCCTTGGTGTAAGTACGCGAAATGCTAATGGCCAGATGCGTGACCGCGTTGAAGTCATGAAGGATCTAAGCGGTGTTTTAGCTAAAATGCCAGCTTACCAGGCAAATGCTTATGCCAACTCTCTTGGTATCGATCAAAAAACAATGTTGGCCATGCGTGATGGTAAATTCATTGCCAATATGGAGAAGTACCAGAAGATCCAGAAAGAACTCGGAATGAACGATGACCTGGCTAAGTCGGGTAATGAGTTCATGACTGAATACCGCGACTTAACAATGATGACCAAAACAGGTTTTCAAGTCATTGTTATGCAGGCGGGTAAAGCACTTATTCCGATCCTACGATTGCTTAATCAATTGATTCAGGCGGGCATTCATGCATTCTCTCAATTAAATCCACACATCAAAGAAGGTTTGGCCATTGGCCTTCGCTTTGCAATGTTGGCTTTAATGTTTAGTGCTATGGCCAAGTCGTTAGGCTTATTGCTTAAGTTCATACCGGCACTGAAAACCTTTATTGGTTTGCTCAAGTTATTCCGTCTCGCATTCTTAGCTTCACCGATTGGAATTATCCTGGCATTGGGTGCAGCACTTGCCTTGCTCTACGATGATTACAAAACTTGGAGAGAAGGCGGCAAGTCATTATTTGATTGGTCTAAGTGGACCAATGGTATTGATACCATCATCAATAAGATTAAGGACTTTTTAGATATTCTCGATAAAGTCAAAGATAAGACAATCGAGTTTGTTCAGAAAGTTATTCATGACCCTGCAGGTGCACTTAAAGATGTTGCTACCGAAGTACAGCAAGGGGTAGAAAGTGCTAAGAAGGCTGTACAAAATTATGTAAACCCTACCGATCCGGATAAAGTCACACCAACACAAGAGAAAGTGGCCAGTGCTACGCAATATGTTAAGAGTGCCGTTGAAAAAGGTGTAGCTGCAGCTACAGGTGCCGCAAAAGCTACTGTGGGTGCAGTTAAAGGTACGGTTAGTTCTGGCAATTCAAACTATGCATTTAGTTTTGGTAAAAAAGTAGATGGTTATATTAAAGAAGCCTCTAAAAAATATGGAATACCTGAAGATGTATTGAGGGGCTTTGTAAAAATGGAGAATGGTTGGACTGGAAAAATGTCTCCAACTGGAGCAATCGGTACAGGGCAATTTATTCAATCTACATGGGATGGTTTGGCTAAAACGAAGGAAGGTAAAGCTATTGGGATGACAGTTATTGGTAATCGTTTCCGAACCAAAGCAGACCCACGATATGACAAACGTATAAACACATTGGCAACAGGATTACTTGCACAGCAGAATGCCAAAGTATTAAAGAAATATGGCCTACCAGTTACAGGTGAGAATTTATATCTTGCTCATAACATTGGCGCAGAAACATTCGCTAGAGCATTGTCAGGCAAAGGAGCATCCAAAAAGGGACGATTAGCTATGCGTCAGAATGGGATGCGAGCAAATGAAACTCCACAACAGTTTGTCTTAAGGCAGGCAGGCATATTTAAAAAGCACTATAAGGCAGCAAATAAACTTGCTGAAAGCCCAAACAATGACAATGCATCTACATTTAATGTTGATAAATCATTTGGGGCTTATGGGCCGCCAAATGGAAATCCTCATAAAGCACAAGTGAATAGTTCAAGCTCTATGAGTGCAAGCAATATTGTTGTTCATCAAACTTTCCAAACTGATGTGACTGTTAATGGTGCGTCTAATCCAATTGACTCAGCAAATGCTATCAAACGCCAACAAGAAAACTCCTTGGTGTTTATGGCAAGGGGGGCGAAAGGTGCTTTTATTGGCTAGTTTGCATCGATATCAATTTGTAATTGCTCGGCTCTCTTGTTATTTAAATCAACTATACAATTTGCGTGGTTATTAATTTCTGTGTGGTAGTTGCTGTAAGTCCTACAGTAACTATCACGATATTTTAACCAATCTTTTTGTGATGAATTAAGTTCACTTAAAACACTTGGGTTGTATTCGACTTGTTCTTTAGATAACAAAATTAATTGATTTAATTTGGTTTGTACTTTTTTAAAAGATTCCTTCTCAAAGCAATCCGCAACCAAAGCGGGAGATTTAAATCTTAGTTCACAATCTTGAGCATATAAGCCCGAACTGCAGATAGCTAAAAATGATAGAAGTAATATTTTTTTCATGTTTGGCCACTCTGCTTTTAATGGTTGGGTGTGATGCCTTCTTATATTATACGAGCGAAATTATGGCAATAGGAACATTATTAAATGGTGCCCTAGGATCCGCTTCGGCACTACCCGGCACTGAGGTCTTAGGCTCATTGTTATTGTCTGGCCGTGGTCGGACAATCATGGGGCTTTTTGCAGATGTTACGATCGAAGAAAAGCATAAAGATGAGCTTAAAATCACCGAACATCCTACGGAAGTTGGTGCACCAATTTCAGACCATGCCTATAAGGAGCCGCCTGAAGTCACCATGAAAGTGGGATGGTCGGAAAGCGCCGGCACTTTAAATGGGTTTTTAGGCGATACCGTTTTGGGTGGCAATACAAGCCTTACTATTGTGTATCAGACCTTGCTGCAATTGCAGGATCAGGCTGTACCTCTAATTATTTCAACAGGTAAACGCCTATATACAAACATGTTAATCAAGTCACTGAGTTGCACGACGGATCTACAAACTGAAAATGTATTAATGATTGATATCACATTTAAAAAAGTGCTGATTGTTAGTACAGAGATGGCACTTGTTGCGATCGAGAATCAGGCAAGCCCGGAAGCTACTGCGGGCGTTTCAAATGGTGGCACAGTTCAGGCAAAACCTACTAATCAATCACTGTTAAGTAAGGGTTCTGATTTCTTTAAATCAGTTTTAATTGGTGATTGATTATGGATTACGAGATTCCACTTAATAATGGCAATCAAAAATTCAATATCCGTCTCGGTGGTGCACAGTACAAACTGCAGCTTATCTACCGGGCTAAAAGTTGGTATTTAGATATTTTTGATAATGCTGAGAAACCGTTAATTGCCGGCTTACCTTTATTGATGGGTGACAACTTGCTTGTTCAACACCAGCATATTATTAAGGGCGCATTATATGTTCTTAATACCAATGAAGATGAAAGCCAGGCGTTTAGTGATTTGAGCACAGCAATAAAACTGTTCTGGAGTGACACATGACAATGCAATGGATGCGGAATTTTAGGCTAACCATTCAAGTCGATAAAAACACACCCGATGCTTTAGATTTATCGGACTTTAAAGTTACCTTCGTTGTAAGTCAGGCAACGAATGAACAGCCTAAAGCTGCAGAGATTTATATTTATAACCTTTCTCATCAAACTATGAATCTTTTAGCCGGTGTTGGAGATTCTAAAAAGGATACTCAAGTTATCCTGGCATGTAGTTATGACGATGATGAGCCTGAGGTTATTTTTAAAGGTAGTGTTTTTCAGTTCAGACGTGGCCGAAATAGCCCAGTAGATACTTATCTTTGTGTTTTGGCCATATCGGGTGACCAGGTAAAAAGCGCCGTAATAAATCAATCTGTACCGGCTGGCACTTCTATTCAAGGTTTAAGTGAGCTAATAGAAGAAGAGGTTAAAAAGCACGGAATTGATGTTGGTGAAATCGCAGCACTAAGTGATCAAAAACATCCACGTGGACGAATCCTTTTTGGAAGTTTACACGGTTATATCGAGAAAATTGGCAAAGAGAATAATGTAACTTATGACTACTCGGACGGCGTTTTAACTTCTACAGAGCTGGATAAATACACAATTCAACCAATGTTTGTTTTAACAGCAAATACGGGCATGGTGGGAATGCCCCAGCTCACCAGTGAGGGCTTAGTAGTAAAGTGTCTGATTAATCCTAAGCTCAAACGGAAAGACCGTATTCAAATAGATCTGACAAATTTACAGTCTGAGAATTTTGAGATTTCCTACGGTGGCCAACAAGTGGACCAGCCGCAAAAGACGCCAAAGCTTGCAACCAATGCCCAAGGTATTTTTGTTATACAGGCAATTGAGCATAGCGGGGATACACGTGGGGATGAGTGGTACACAACAATGGTTTGTACAGCGCTTGGCTCGGTGGTACCAAAAAGCGGAATCACAATAAATGCTGTGGATGATAGCTGGACTCCAGAGCAAGAGGGCAACCAATGACATTAACCAATAATGAACGTGCCCCGGATCTGCTAACTATTGTCAAAGATGCAGTTAACGAGGAGATTTTGAGCTTATGGACAAATTTACCTTGTGAAGTAGTGAGCTACGATCCTAAAGCAGTTACGGTAGAGGTAAAGCCGCTAATCCGTGTGCCGGTGCGTACCACTGAAGGCAGTATCAAGATGATTGAAATCCCGATACTGCAAGATGTTCCAGTGATCTTCCCATGCGCTGGTGGCTTCACAATTACACATCCTATCCATGTAAAGGATGAATGTGTCGTAAGTTTCTCTTCACGCAATATAGACCTCTGGTGGCAATCCGGCGGCCTTCAAAACCCATTTGATACTCGGCATCATGATTTATCTGATGGCTTTGCTTTCTTTAAACCACAATCACAAGCCAAAAAGATTAAAAATATTTCTACAGACAATCTGGAAATTAGATCTGACGACAACGCCACTAAGATTCAAATTACACCAGGTGGAATTATCAATTTTATTGGCCAGAAAGTAGTATTTCATTGTGATGTGGAAATGAAAAAAACACTTACAGTGACTGGTTTAATTAAATCACTTGACGATGTTGTAGCGAAGACTGTGAGCTTAATTAGACACATTACAACCGGTGTTAAATCTGGCCCTGACGACTCAGGTCCACCTAAACAATAGAAATCCAAATGAGGGGCGCGAAAGCGTCTTTTTTTATGCGCTATAGAAAACTTTCAGATGGCGACTATGTTTTTGGATCTGGCAAGAATGACTTTCTTGTGAATTCTCCAGAGACGGTCGCGCAAGCAATTTTGTCTCGTTTAAAACTTTGGCTTGGTGAATGGTTTGCTGACACCTCAGACGGGACTGGTTGGAATCAGTCAATCGTGGGAAAACATTCTAAAAATCTTTATGAGCTCACATTAAGACAGCGAGTTTTAGAAACACCTGGTGTTTTAAGCATTGTGGATTTTCAAAGTTCACTTGATACGGAAACACGTCATTTAACTGTATCGATGACAGTCAACACAATTTTCGGCGAAGCATATCTTAATGGGGATGTTACGACATGACTTTAACAACAGTTGCACCAGTTATTACTGATGCTGGTCCCATTGCACCAACTTACTATGAAATTGTTGATTATTTAAAAACGGAATACAAACGTATTTATGGAGCTGATGCTTACCTAGAAAATGATAGCCAGGACGGTCAATGGATTGGGGTTTTCTCTCGTGCGATCGCAGATGTAAATGCTGTGATTGTAGATACATATTCTACTTTTTCCCCGAAGACTGCCGTTAAAGATGCACTATCTAGAAATGTGGCCATTAATGGAATTAGCCGACAGATACCAACATTCTCTACTGTAGATTTAGAGATTACAGGTACGCCTGGCACAGAAATTACAAAAGGTTATGCCCTAGATACCAACGGCAACCAGTGGATGTTTCCTGATTTAGTCACCATTCCAGAATCTGGCATGGTGGTGATTACCGCTAAAGCGAAAAAGCCTGGTGCGATTCTGGCAATGAGCAACACCGTTACAACTATTGGTAAGCCTACACGTGGCTGGAAAGGTGTAAATAACCCAGCAACATCTTCACTAGGTATGCCGGTTGAATCAGACGAGAAGTTAAGACAACGCCAGGCACTTTCTGTAGCAATTCCTTCGCAATCCAAAACAGACAGTATCAAAGGTGGAATTTTTAGTTTAGCCGGTGTTTCTCGCTGTAAGACTTATGAGAATGACCATGATTCTACAAATGATCTTGGTATTCCTGCACATACTTTATGTGTGGTTGTGGCTGGAGGTGATGCCAACGAAATTGCTGGCATTATGCGAGCCAAAAAGAGCCTGGGGTGCGGGTGGTATGGCAATGTAAATGTGACGGTCATTAATGCATTTGGTGATGAAGAGAAGGTGGCAATATACCGTCCTGATATTGTCAGCATTGGTTTTAAATTAAATATTGTTGGATCTGCAGAGTACACCAAGGAAATTGAAGAGAATATTAAGCAAAACCTAGCGGATTATGTGAACCAGCTTGATATTGGCGATCGCATCATGTTGAACAAACTTTATATCCCGGCTGGATTGTTCGGAAATCTTGATTCAGAAACCTATCAAATCGACTCAATAGAAATTATTGCGAATGGCACTCCCATCGATGGGAATTACAGCCTTGAGTTTAACGCCGTGGCCTATTGCGATACTGACAATATTGAAATTAACACTTCTGGAGGGTTCTAGTGGATGCAAGTAAATATATAGCACTACTTACCAGCCAGCATCGAGACAAGCCTAAATTTAGAGAGACAGTTGAGACGTCTATTAATCCTTTAATAGATTGTCTTGAATGCCTCAATAGTCTGGGCGGTAAGTTTGATCTTGAGGCCGCTAAAGGTGATCAACTGCAAATTATTGCTGATTGGGTCGGTGCACCAAACTCGATACCCAATTCTGTGCCGGTTCCTTATTTTGGTTTTCAGGGACAACCGGCAGCTTTGCCCTGGCGTGAAATTGATGATCCGACTTTTAAAGCGGGGTTTTGGCGTGAGTCGGGGATGAGTGGATATACCGCTTTAAGAATGTCACCGCAGCTATTTAAACAGGTTGTGAAGGCAAAGATTTTATTGAACAAAAGTGATTGTTCAGAATTATCTGCAAAAGAAATTATTTCTCTAATTATCGATAAACCTTTTAAGTTTAAAGATAACCAAAACATGACTGTAACTTTTACATTTCTATCTAGTTATGAAGTCTTTGAAAGAGAATTAGTTAAATTAATGTTCCCTTTACCTTCCGGGGTGAGATTGATTTTTGAGGGCGAAGATGACTATTGAAAAATTAACTGAGTTTGCAAAACTTACAGATGGAAACAGTAGTAATACGGAAGGTTTGGAGTTAGAAAAAGGTTTTCCTTCACGCTTACAACCAGCACGGCAATGGTTTAACTGGTTGCTTAATTCCTTAACAAAGAAAATTAATGAAATCATTGATGGAAAATTAGATGTGGAGGCTACTTCAGCTTCAGCTACAAAGTTGGCCACAGCAAGAAAAATTGGCGGTATTTCTTTTGATGGTACTGCTGATATCGATCTAGCTGGAGTCAACAAGAAGGGCGATCAAGACACCTCAGGTAATGCAGATACGGCTACAAAGCTTAAGAATGCAAGAGACATTAAAATTACAGGGGTTGTAAAAGGAACAGGTACATTCGATGGTGCGCAAGATATAACGATCAATACAACAGATGGCGGGACCTTGGGTGAGAAAGCCATAGCGGTAATTCGCTTAACTGGTTCTACCTATGAATTAGTTAAGAGCCGTGGCTTTGCTTCGGTATCCAATATTGGTACGGGTGTAATTGAGTTCACTTTATCTGCAGAAGCTCCAGACAACAATTACGGAGTTGTTTGCACCGGATCCGCGAGTGGAACTGCTGCTGTGAGCCTAAATGAAAGTGATGACTTTGCTCGAACGACTACAAAATTCCGATTAGTTGGGGCATTCGGTGGTGACAATACACAAGGTCCAAACTCACCAAAAATTAGCACTGTAGTTGTTTATTACTAACTGAATTTAAGAATTTATTTAACCGCTGAAAGGCGGTTTTTTGTTGCGTGGAGATCCATAAAGATGGCAACAAACTGGAATGCGGTTTTAGCAAATATTAATAATGCTTCCGATATCCTAGCTATTCTTCGGAAAGTACTAGGTCTATTAGATGGCAAAGTTGATTTAACTCGTATTGATGAAATTATCCAAGACATTACTAACATGGAGACTGATGTTAAATCAGCCTTAGAAAATGTTAATGCTGCATTAACTGACTTTGATAGCGAATCCCAAGAAGCCATTCAACAGGTTATTGCAGCTGGCTTGATGGAGGGATTTACTACTGAAGCAGAGTTACTGGTATCACGACCAACTGTTTTAAAAAAGTATGCGAAAGCTGAAGACACAGATGTCATTTGGTTTTGGAATAAGCCAGAAGGCTCACCAGAGGGCAGTTACTGGAACAGTACTGGACTAAGTGATTATTCCAAGTCAATCAAATTTACCACTGAGAAAACAAATGAAATCATTAATGCTTTTGATATAAAAAAAGCAGTGGATCCTGACATTATCAGTATCCGTAATGATGCCCTTGGTAGATCCTTACTTTACTACGATAAGAAAAAGGAAAGGATTGTGGGCGCGGGCTTGCTCGAATCTGTTTTCGAATTAATTGAACAACTTAAGACTTATGAAGACTCTAGATATATTCCCGGAAAGCTGGATAAAAATGGTCGGATGTTATGGGGGTGGGATAAGTTAACAGATAGATTTTTTTGTGGTGAAAATTTTAGTTCACAACAAAATAAGAAGTATCGATATTTTACCCAAAAGCCTGTACCTGCAGAAATTAACCATATGTTGAGCTATGGCGAATCTCTGTCCGTTGGTGCAACTGCAGTAACGATTTTAAGCACAACTCAGCCCTATTCTAACAAGACATTTAGTAAAGGCCCCCGCTTAGATCCTCTTGGTTCTGGTGAAGTATTGAGTGTTATTGATTTAGTTGAGCAATACAATAACCCCTCATCTGATGGACGTAATGACAGAGGAGAGACACATTGTTCCGGTGCTGCTAACTATGCATCACTTATGCTTTTAAAAGCCGGCATTTCTCCTGAAAATCATGTGATATTCGCCTCCACTGCTGGACAGGGAGGGGCAAAAATTGCAGAGCTTGCTTATGGTGGTGCAGTATTTTCACGATTGTTGAACCATGTAAATAAGGCAAAAGAGCTTAATCCGAATCGCACTTATAAAGTTCCTATGATGCCTTTCAGTATTGGTGTGAATGATGCGGCAGCTGGTACAACCTATGAGGATTTCAAAGGCACATTAACTCAGGTTTGCACAAACATTAACTCAAATGTAAAAGCACTTTCTGGGCAGTCTGAAGATATTATTTTCGCTTTTACTCAACCGTGTTGTGGGGTGAAAATTTCCCCTCAAATATCCAAAGCTATTTGGGATCTGACATCGGAAAAAAATAACTATGTTTTTGTAACCCCTGTTTATTTTTTCCCACATGATGGAGACGAAACCCATTTAACTAATGTTGGCTATAAGTGGATGGGTGCTTATTGGGGGCGCGTATACACTCAGTATATTAATGAGGGGCGCTATCCGGATTACATCAAGCCACTATCTGCTTACATTGAAGGGAATAAAGTAATAATCAAATTTGATGTTCCGACATGGCCACTTCAAATTGATACTTCAACTTTAGCTGAAACAACAAATGCCGGCTTTAAAGTAATGGATGGAATTAGTGAAATGCTAATTATGCCAAACGGCGTTAATGCCGTTGATGACACGGTTATTATTCAGCTCGCCAGTACCCCAACGGCTAATGTCAAAGTTCGTTATGCCTTGGATTATTTGGGTGCTGGTTTAAAAATCAAAAACGGCGCAAGTGGCAATCTACGAGACTCAACTACAGATTCAATCCTGATTGCTGGAACTAAGAGATCTCTATATCACGTATGTCCGCATTTTGAACTCACAGCATATTTAGACAAAGGAATTTAAAAAATGGGTAATTTACTATTTCAAGAAACAGATTTTGTTTCAGCACGTACTGATTTACCTACGGTTCAAAACGTTAGTGATGTATTGCCATCCACGCGCTATGAGCTAGACGCCTATGGGCATTGGGTGTTTTATGGTAATAAACCATTTGAAGATAAGGTAAATGGCCGATTACTTACAGTCCAGAATGGTGCTGCAGTACAACCTGTATTCACTAATGACGGAGCAGTTTTAACAAACGCCAAAGGTAGCGCTTTAATGAGTGACCTTGTAGATAACGCAAATGTGAGTGTTACAGCTATTTATGTGGCAAAAGTATCTGGCGCTGGCTTGTTCTTAATGGGTATGACACTACCAACTTCAGGAATAACTACGGAAAATGGTTTTGGTGCTTATATCAATACAAACAAAGTATCTGTGAATTTCAAGCCTGCAGTTGCAAGCGAAAACGGGGCAATCAGTGGCTTTTCAAATAATCAGGCTATTGTTCAGACTTCCCCATTTCTGGTTGCTGTGAGTATTGATAAAACAAAGAAAACAGCATTACTTTATACCATGGCGGGAGGTGAAGCCTCATATGCGATGACTTCATTCTCTATTCCCTATGAATCGGCTAATAAAGTCATTGCAGTTGGTAATGCTTATTACCAAGCTTCGGAAGGTGGGGCGAGAACAACTTTCTCAGAGGCTATTTTGTATAACCGAGCATTAGCTGTTAGTGAAATAAAAGCAGTAGCACTACGTTGTAGAGTTCGTTTAAAAGGCAAAAATATCATTATTTAAAATCATTCAATTTATAAGTCATCACACCCAATAGGGTGTTTTTTTACACCTAAATTTTCTGGAGAAATAAATGGAACCTGTTTCAACTAGCGGTTTAACAGCACTATTAAAATTTTATGGGGCAGCAATCATGGTGACTTTAGCAGTCGCTTTAGTTGCAGCAGTGGTATTAATGACACGTATGCCACGTTCACCACAAGAATGGGCCGTGGGGCTCATTTGTACGGTTGTATCAAGTCTTGCAGGCGGTTCATTCATCATTGTGAAGTGGGGGCTTCATGAATGGATTACAGATGTTTGGGGGATGATGGCACTCGGTGGTTTCTTCTTCGTTTGCGGTATTCCCGGTTGGGCTTTGGTCCGTTGGACATTTAACTTTATTAACAAACAGGAAGGAAAGACGATTATCGAAGTAATCAAAGAAGTTAAGAAAGCCAGAAATGATATTGAAAACAGTTAATGCCGCCTTCGGGCGGTTATGTTTGGAAGTACACGTATAAAAGAGAAATTACCTGTTGACAGTGCAAGCCTCTGACTACTACTAAATCCTATTGACAACCAATAGTATGAAACGACCACCACAGGGTGGTTTTTCTATTTTTACGGGCAGGAAAATTATGTATGAGCAGGCCGTCAATCAGCAGAAACAATTTTTTAACAAAGTCGGCGGAAGTCCTTCCGCCTGATATTAAAAAATGAAAGTGGGTAAAGTTCGTCTATTAATTCTATGGGAAGTAAGAAATGTACTTTATTCCAAAAAAGCAAAAACCCCAGTGCGCCAACACTAGGGTTTTGGTTAACAGTTAAGGAGGGTTAACTATTAATGAATCAATCTGAGGAAAATGTTAGCACCAAACCCGGTATAAGTATAGAGGGTAAGATGAGTGAGAAAGATGCAGGAAAAGCTGCTGTGATTATGGCGTGGGGTAAAGCTATATCCCTTGTAATTGGTAGTGTAGCTGGTGCAATAACTGCTATTACGACTTTTATTAAATATATTTTTTAAATGATATGAAACAAAATTTATAAAGCCGACCTCAATTAGGTCGGCTTTTGACTGTGCGCCTAAAGGCGCTTTTTTATTGCCTAAAGGAAACCGAAATGAACATTGAACAATATCTTGAAGAACTCATTAAACGCGAAGGTGGGTATGTGAATAACCCAGCAGATCGAGGGGGTGCAACAAAATATGGTATTACTGAAGCAGTTGCACATGCTAATGGGTTTAAGGGCAGCATGCGGGATTTACCGCTTGATGTGGCTAAAGCTATTTATAAAAAACAGTATTGGACAGCTCCACGATTTGACCAAGTGAACTCTATTAGCTCGGCAGTGGCTGAAGAGCTTTTAGATACTGGTGTGAATTGCGGTACTGGATTTGCAAAACCACTTTTACAACGTGCTTTAAATTTGCTTAATAACCAGGGCAAAGCAGGTTGGTCTGATTTATCAGTAGATGGAATTTACGGACCAGCCACATTAAATGCACTCAAAACTTACTTGGCCAAACGTGGGAAAGAAGGTGAAAAGGTTCTTCTTCGGGTGCTCAACATTATGCAGGGCCAGCGCTATATCGAAATCTGTGAACGCAATCCAAGCCAAGAACAATTTTTCTACGGCTGGATCGCAAATCGAGTGATAATTTAAAATGTTGAGCAAGAATAGACTAATGTTACATCCTTAAATTTTTAGCTTTGTATTTTAAATTACAAAGCTAATTTATGATTAAAGATTAAATTTATTCGTTAAATATGAGTCTAATACTTTTAATTCTTTTGATCTAATACATGTTCCTAAATGCATCATCGTTGCAACTTCAAATTTAGGTGGTTGATTTAAAATGATCTGACCAGTGTTAGTAAATTGAGGACCAGCATAAAGTATCCCTAATAATTTTACTCTAAGTCCTGCAACAACATATCTTTGACCTTTCTGATCAAAATAATTTTGAGTATTAAAAAGAAAAACTGGTGACCCAGAGGAGCCAGGGAAACAAGCCATATCGACTAAAAACTCTTGTTTACCATTATATGCTTTTCGTGGGCTGGTTGCTGTAATGCCCCGTCTTACAAGTGGGAAGTTATTTACACTATCAGATAATCCACTTGGATATCCAACCATCGTTACCTCTTCTATATCACTAAAATAATCCCAATCAGATTCATCTGGTAAGTTTTGCATAGATACAGTTGAAATGAATGTGCTTTTACCAATAGCAGTAGCTTGATCCAAAACATGCACGATTAGGATTGCACACAGGTCAATATTTTCATCTGGGTGGTTCACAACAATATTCTGAAGGGGAACAATAGTCTCATATAGCTCACCCGATCCTTTCCCTTTAACGGATTGTTGATCTTTTAAGTGAAAAATTAGTTGGATTGCATCGGCGTCCCGTATAACGTGTTTATTAGTAACTAAGACGGGTAAAAAGTGATCATTCTTTTCAGCGAATCTACAAAAGAAACCTGTTCCTGAACCAGTAGGTGTGCCATTTCGCATAGCTGTTATTTTTATGGTTGTGTATAGTAAATTTTCAATTACTGATTGAATGTCTATCATGTTTATATTCCTTATTTAAAAGTAATAATTAAGTTTAATATTTGCTTGGTAATTAATGTGCTGATATGAAAATTAATACAAATTGTCAAATAATTTCTTCAATATTGTTTTAATTACTTGTCGTTAATAACTCATCCCACCTGAAAGGATTTCTACTTAATCTATCCCTCCTCATAGACCAATTTCGACCAGGAACAAAACATGGTCCGACTCCAAATTTCTTCTTTTCAAATTTTGTATACACGTTATCGAGCGCCCTCCTAAATTAGAGTAATGGGAATAATTTCGCGCAAAAACTTCAGAATTAATTAAATTTGAGCATAAATTTGCACAATACAGGTAACTTAATTAAACGATAGGTTGATGTATTATTATTAAAATTACCTTGAGTTATTATTATGCCCTACGAATTAATTAAGATTCACAACCATGCAAGTTCACGCGTTGCTGACCTACTGGCTGAAATAGATAAAAAGGGAGAGGTCACGAAAATCTATGACCTCAACGGGAATGAATTAAAAATTAATTATCTGCGCGATGAAGTTTACTATAAGAAAACTTGGTGGCATTTTCAGAAGAGGCAATCAAGTATCTGAGTTCAGAAAGTCAACTTTATATTTTTCTATAGCTTCGTGAAATTCTTTTGAGATATTACTTTTCAGAATAGTTCTACATAATTCAGTCAATGCTTCTTCATAAGTATCAGCGTAAAATCTAATCTTTAGTAAAGACCACTCAACTTGCCACTTCTGCTTTTCATCACTCCATAGAATTAGGAGGGAATATTGAAGCACCTCACTTGCAAAATCTTTTGTACTTTTCATTTTTTATTTCCGATGAAAACTTTTATAAAGTACTAATCTGCACACCTTGTATTAATGAACTCAATAATAATAGCTAGGCTTTCTCTGGATCCCTTAATTTGATCCTTTAAATTACTATTTCCTATATGTTCTTCTTGAAAGAATTCATCTGCCATTTGCCATGATTTAATAACTTCTATCACGTCTTCTTTGGTCCATTCTTTGGCTAATTTTGTGATTTCTTCTTCAGCGAGATCTTTGCTCATTTTTTAGGATCCTATTAACTAGCCCAACTATCCACAATATTAGCCCAGTCTTGTAGCATTTTTCGTCTGCTTTCAAGATATTTTGCATGGTTATATGTAGCTCTAGTTTTATTTCCATCCGCATGTGCCAATTGCTTTTCAATCCACTTGTCATCGTAATCTTTTTCATTAAGCAAGGTTGATGCAGTAGCACGAAAATCATGTGCTGTTACATCTGACAAGCCTATGTAATCAAGCATTTTATTAAGTGTTGTGGCTGAGAGCATTCCGTCTTGATAAATAGCTGGAAAAACATACTCACGGTTGCCAACAATCTTGCGTTGCTCTTGAAGAATATTGAAAACCTGGTCTGACATTGGGACGATGTGAATGCGCTTCTTTTTCATCATCTCTTTTGGGAATGTGATTGTTCTTGCCTCAAAATCAACATATTCCCATTTCATGCGGCGTATTTCGATAGTCCTAAGCATCGAGTAGAGCATTACTAACCCAGCATTTTTAACTGTAGTAGATCCACCGTAGCTATTTAATTTATTTCGAAGTTGTACAGCCTCATACTTTTCCATTGGCCTTGCGTGTTCTATTTCTGGACGCTCAACTACATTTTTAACTGCATATGTAGGATCATAATCAGCTCTAAGGGTGGCGATTGCATAACGCATTACGCCGCCAATAAAAGTACGGTTCTGAATTGCTGACACTTCGCCGGTACCATGATTTTTTTGGCGCTTAACTCGTGCAATTGTTTTTTTCATAATTGTCAAAACATCTGCAGAGCTAACCTCTTTAATATCTTTATCACCAATAACTTTTAAAATATCTTTATCGAGCGCTCTCTGAAAAGCTTCTTGATATCGCTCTGATCGATTATTTAATTTTTCTTTTTTAAATTCTGCAGCTACATCTTTAAATAAAACTCTATTGTCATATTCATCATGTTTGGCCTTTTTTTGATTTTCTTTTTCTTCTACTGGATTTATACCGCTAGCAACTAATGACTTGGCCTCATCTCGTTTTGTGCGCGCTTCAGCTAATCCGACAATGGGATATTCGCCTAGGCTCATCATCTGAGTTTTTTTGAGCCACTGAAAACGATAGCGCCAATACTTCCTACCATTAGGCTTAATTTCAATACATAACCCATCGGAATCACCCAGACGATAAAGCTTTTCTTTTGGCTTCGCACTTCTGATTTTTGAATCGCTTAACATGAAATCTTGAGTATCCGAATTGATTTTTGAGGTGGTACTCAAGATGATACTCAAGATTGATGATTTTGCATAGTTTGCCTAGATTTGCTTAGATTTGTATTTTTGATATTTTTCAATAATTTGAGAATTTTAAAATTTTGCTAGATTTTTTTAGATTTGCTCAGTGATTCTTTTCGATCATTAGAAGCATGATGAACTTAACCTCATGATAATTAATATATATTTAATAAGTGACTAGAGTTTTACTCACAATGTTACTCACTTTTTAAAAAGTACCTTTATTTGATCAAATAAAAAGCC